CATCGGCTCACCCCCCCTCGCAAGAAGCAAGACACTTCTGAAATGAAACCCGTCAACCGCGCTGCTCGACGCGCAATGGCAAGCAACAGGGCTACTAAGCCAACGAATAAGAAAAAAGGAGAATAACAATGCTAATGATAAACCAGCTAACAGAGGAGCAGCGGCTAACCAAAGCCGTTGTCTCCATCATGGGGAACCCGAAGTACACAGCACTCGCAGGGGTGTTGATGATTGGTGATCGTAACGTGGTGGATGATCCAAGTGTCCCGACCGCATGTACCAATGGACGTGACGAAATGTATGGACGTGAGTTTGTAGCACAACTCAACGATGCCGAGCTTAGGTTCTTGGTGTTGCATGAGGTGTATCACAAGCTGTTCCGACACCTAACCACATGGCGTCACCTATATGACGAGGACAGACACCTTGCAAACATAGCGTGTGACTATGTCATCAACGTCAAGCTCGTAGATGATAACGGCGATGGCTTCGCCACTATGACAGGCGTGTTGGAGAAGGGATGCTATGATCCTAAGTATACTGGCATGGACAGTGCACAGGTATACAACTCTCTGCGTGATGACCAAGATGACGACGGTGGCGGGCAAGGTGGTAGTGGCTCACTACCTGATGGACAACAGCCATTTGACGAGCATGATTGGGAAGGCGCACAAGAACTGACCACCGAGGAACAACGTGACCTTGCACGAGAGATCGACGAGGCGATACGCCAAGGTGCATTGGTTGCTGGTAAGATGGGCAGTGGTGGTGACCGTGACCTAGCCGAACTACTACAGCCGCAAGTCAACTGGCGTGAAGCGTTACGTGAGTTTGTGCAGAACACTTGCACAGGTAGCGACTACTCTACCTATCGAAGACCTAATCGCAGATACCTGTCGAGCGGTATGTACATGCCAAGTGGTGTGACCGAGCAAGTTGGTGAGTTGATCGTGGCTATCGATACGTCTGGATCAATCGGACAGCGTGAACTCTCTGCGTTCCTCTCAGAGGTCAAAGAGATATGCGACACGGTACATCCCGAACGGATACGCCTGTTGTATTGGGACACGAAGATATGTCGTGACGAGACATATGAAATGCATGATCTCGATACACTCGTACAGTCAACCAAGCCAGCGGGTGGGGGTGGCACTGATGTGACATGCGTTACCGATTACATTCGGGATGAGAACATCAACGCGCAAGCATGTATCGTGCTGACAGATGGCTATCTATTCGGTGGCTGGGGTCAGTGGACTATGCCTGTGCTGTGGTGCGTGATGGATAACAATGGGGCTACAGCAGACTGTGGCAAGACAGTACATATTAAATCAAGGGACATGTAAGATGGTCATGACATTCACAAATCACACTTCGTTTGAGTCGGTAGTGGCTCACTACGAAGGCATCAAGCCTGTCAAAGAGCGGAGTAACACAGAGAGCCTGCACGGGTATGGAACATCTCGTGACATCCGACCAATCGGGGATCGCAATCGTAAGTGGGAGCGTATCGTAAAGATAAGCCGAAACTGCTACGCATTGAGCGATGGCTACCATCGTGGCGAGGATGCGTTTAATCACTTCAGCCCAATCAGCCATGGCAAGATGCAGTACTACGCGCCGATTGTATGGCGTCGGTACATGGATGGTAGCTTCAGCGTGCAAATCAGGAACATGACAGGGCCAGACCATGGGTGTGATCCGTCTCGCTACAGTTTTCTCGAAAGGCATGTGCCAAGAGGTTTGCAGTTTGTCCAAGCATCTAGTCGCCAGTACATCACCATAGGCTACAACGATGGGGATAAGTTATTCCTAGCTAAGGGCAAGACAGTACCCGCTGGGGAGTGTGATCATGAAAAGAACTATGCGCCCATGCGCAAAATGGGTCTTTGGCGTAAACGTACAGATGACAACGCGGCACTGCTGTTTCATTACGTCGATAACAAATGGGTGCATGATGAAACAACTGGGAGAAAGGAACCGAAAAACCCACGCGTGGACAAGGCGTTGAAGGCTAAGTACCGCGACGCAATTAAAAAGTTCTTTGAGTGGGGCATGACTATGAGTCCGTTAATACCACTAGAACGAGACTATATCATGGAGCGTACAGACGAACTGCGTAAGCACTTCCACCCACTCGCGGCATACGAAACATGGAACCCTAAGTGGTCTCGTGAAATCCTAGCGAATGAGAACCACCCAATGCGATTGCAGTACTGGGTCTACTTTGCGGCGCAATGTGAAAACTCATTCAACAACTGGAACAAGTCGTATGCAGTGAAAGAAGTAGAGACAAAAGAAGACGTGAACCGCGTGCGTTCGAGATACAACTTGTTCGTGAATAACAACGCAGGATTTATGAAACAGTAGTGACTCACTACACAATTGGAGAATAACATGAAACTCGAACAAGTAAGCGCACTAGGTGCGCCATCGAACGGGCAGCAGTCTATCGGCCTAATGAATTTTGCGCACGAGATAACGCAACAAATGAAGGGGTACAAGACCGCTATATCTGATAAAGGTTCACCCAACCACATGATGTACGTCTACCGCGAAGGTGACAACTACATCATGGGTATGATTGGTTATGGTGACTTCCAAAGTACGGGTGACGGAGAAGATCGTTACGCTGTGTGGTCGCCGAACATAAAGAACATGAAGTACAGCCATGGGCTACAGCAAAACATGTGTCTGGCGTTGAAGAGAGGCAAGGCAGTTAAGAACGCCCTGCAATACTTGCGACCGTTGTCTATAAAGCAGACTGTCAAGCTATCCTTACGGGACTGTGGCAACGCGGCAGGAGAGGTAGTGTCCAAAGCGCGGGATAGTGTAGGGGAGATAAGGCGGGAGATGACCAACAACTTGTTTGACACAAGCACATACTCCGCGCCAAAGCCGAATGCGTTGCAACGTGAACTAAAGCACATGGTGGAGTCGGGCTATGAGTTCTTAGACAAAGACCTTGGCGATAAGATAGCAAAGATAGTTGGCGGGGTAAAAGAACTTGCAATGGCTCGTGACGCTAACAAAAACACATTTACGTTTGTTGAGGCGTCTGTATCACCAACAGGTAGGCAGGTGTTCCGCGTGCTTAACGATGTAGATGCAAACTCGGCTTACTTGTTTGATCCTCAACCTGACGAGATGTCTGTGTACGATCAACATAATCTGCCCGACGAGCTGGCAGGTAAGATGTCGGTGCTAAGTATGCTCGAAGCGGGAGGGTATGTTGAAGGCGTTGGCTACAAAGTAAGTGACACTATATTCTACCTGCGCGGGTGAATGACTTGAGCGTGTGCGAGAACAAACACTATCGCGTTATGATACATCCTGATACGAATAGAGTAGATATACTATGTTTTGGTATGGAAGCTATTGACGCGTCAGCTTTGGGACTATATGACAGCATGATCGACACGCCTAATTGGGTACAAGAAAGGATTGCTATACTGATGATGACTAACGGGACACCCCCGACCGAACCAGTTGAGGGTGTGGGTCATCGGATAGATAGCAATACTTATTGGGTCTATCATAAATAGGTAGTGAGTCACTACCATGGGGGCGGTTCGCCGCCCCTACTTATTTACTGAAACCAGTTACTAGGAGAAACAAGATGACACCCGAAGCCAAGGTCAAAAAGAAAGTTGTTGCCATACTTAATGATCACGGGGCATATTACTTCTACCCTGTGACGGGGGGCTATGGGCGCAGTGGAGTGCCTGACATAGTAGCGTGCCATGGTGGGCGATTTATTGGTATTGAATGTAAGGCTGGGAAGAACAAACCCACAGCATTGCAGGAGAAGAACTTGCAGGACATCAGCCGTTCGGGTGGCGAAGCTATGGTCATAAACGAAGATAATATTACTGAAGTGGAGGATTGGTTAGCATGGAACAGCTTACGCGGCGACGAACTACTAGGTCTTTAAAGATACCACACGTAGACACCTACCAAGGTGCGTATCGTTTGGCTTGGGACAAACAAAATAAAAGAGACGCAGTCAATAAGAACTGTGTGTTGTTTGCCAATAAGAAAGTAGTAGACGCTCAATATGAGAACGCCAAGAACGGCGCGAAAAGAGTGGAAGAGAAAAAGGCAATGCCAGAGCGGGTTAAGATAATCAACAGAATGTTGAAAAACGATATGACCCAAGTAACAATCGCAAGCATACTCGGTATTAGTCAAAACGTAGTGAGCAAAGCAAAGAAAAGATACAGCTTACCTACGCAAGAAACATAACAAGGGAGAAGAATATGGGTGAACGTAATATAGAAGACATGCTGAACGAAGTGTTCAGAAAAGTGTTTAAAGAACAGCGGGGGTAGGATGGAACTTTTCACTGCACTGCTAATCTACTACCCGCTTCAGGGTAACGATGTCGTCAGCGAGATTTGGTTTGAGAGCTACGCTAAATGTGAGAGGGTTCTCAGGTCAGAAGCATTAGAAATAATCTATGACAGCTCACGAGACATTCACATAGCATGCGAAAGTTCAGATGTGGTAAGCAATACATTGCGTCCAAGGGCTAGGCCAAAGGATTTTGGCAATGGGTGATGAAGCATTGAACCCCGCCCAGCAAGCAGAATATCGGTTTCTAAAACAGGAGACAGATAAGTACGAGCGCGAAGTTAATCGCGTCAACCAACATCCTGACGTACAGCAAGACTTGTATCGTGCAAGGAGAGAACTACGAGAGTTCACCGCAAAGCTGCGGGAACAAGGCATTAACATATAATGGAGAGTAACATGGTTAAGAAGAAAAAAGCTGACAAGGTCTGGGCGTATAAAGTCAAGCACCCACAGGCCACAACGCGGGAAATCGCAACGGCTACTGGAGCGTCTTATAACTACGTGCATAAGCTAATGAGCAAGATCAGCACACCAAAAGAAGTATTGGACGCGGATTTAGACAGCGTTATAGGTACGTGGACAACGCGTAGCTGGAAATCACGTGGTGACATCTTGGATACAGCCAAGGGTTATGTCATGGAAGATCGGGCCTCTGAGCATGGTGATATGGAAAGCAATTTCCAAATGATAGGGGAGTACTGGTCTGTCCATCTAGGCACTGAAGTAAGTGCTACCGATGTCTCTGTTATGATGACGCTACTAAAGGTGGCGCGTATAAAATCCAACGCAAGTAATATGGATAACTGGGTTGATGCCGCAGGTTACATGGCCTGTGGTGGTGAGATAGCGAGTAAGTAATGGACGTATACACGCTAGATTTCGAGACGTACTACGATCAAGAGTACTCGTTGTCCAAGGTCACGACCGAAGAATATGTGCGTGATCCGCGCTTTGAAGTAATCGGCCTTGCGATCAAGAAGAACGACAAGTCTACTAAGTACGTTAACGATCCAGCGTTAATAGAGCGTCTGCTATCACACATGGACTTCTCTAGTAGCGCCATCCTATGTCACAATACGATGTTCGATGGTGCTATACTGAGTTGGCGTTACGGGGTTAGGCCGAAAGTATGGTTTGATACTATGTGCATGGCCCGTGCGCTACACGGCGTAGAAACAAGCGTGTCTCTAAAAGCTACAGCAGAACGGTACGGTGTCGGTGTTAAAGGCAACGAAGTAAACAATGCCAAAGGCAAGCACCGTGCCGATTTCACTGTGGAAGAGGCGGCTAAGTACGGGGAGTATGCCAAGAACGATGTGGAGTTAACATACAAGTTGTTTAGGATGATGGGCGGTACGTTCCCCCGTCAAGAGTTAAGGATAATTGACCTTACATTACGCATGTTCATCGACCCTGTGTTGGACTTAGACCTTGGGTTATTGGAACAGCACCTAGAAGACACCCGTGACCGCAAGCACAAGTTGTTGATGGACGCTGGGATAGAGGACAAGAAAGACCTTATGTCTAATATAAAGTTTGCTGACATGTTGAGAGGGCTAGGTGTAGAACCTCCTATGAAGGTAAGCCCCGCCACAGGCAAGGATACTTACGCCTTTGCAAAGTCAGACGAGGACTTTAAAGCACTGCAAGAACACGAGGATGACAGGGTCCAATCTCTAGTAGCGGCACGTTTGGGTAGCAAAAGTACCTTAGAGGAGACACGCACAGAGAGGTTTATAGGTATATATAAACGTGGCCTGCTTCCGGTCCCAGTTAGATACTACGCCGCACACACAGGTCGTTGGGGTGGGTCCGATAAGATAAACCTGCAAAACCTACCGAGCCGTGGGAAGAACGGCAAGAAATTAAAGAAGGCTATCATCGCCCCCGAAGGACACACAGTTGTCGAAGCCGATAGCTCACAGATCGAAGCAAGGGTCTTGGCGTGGTTCACGGGACAGGATGACCTGACCTCTGCGTTTGCCAGAGGGGAAGATGTATACATAAAGATGGCGGCACGTATCTACGGTTGCAAAGAAGAAAACGTTACAAAAGATCAGCGGTTCGTTGGGAAGACTACGATCCTCGGTGCTGGGTATGGCATGGGTGCTGAGAAGTTTGGCGTGCAGTTAAAGACGTTTGGGTATGAGGTATCGCCTGACGAAGCTCGTCGGATTATAAACATATATCGGGATGCGAACTATAAAATTAGTCAGGGATGGCGCGATGCGAACTACATGGTGCAGAAGCTTGCCAGTAACCGAGCAGTTAAGTTCGGGCGTAAAGGTATCATCCAAGTAGACGCCGCTAACCAAGCATTGATTGTGCCGAGTGGCCTAAGAATTTTCTACGATGAGCTATACGGGGAACAAGCCGAAAAAGGTTTGGAGTATAGCTACAAAACTCGTAGGGGGCGCACCAAAATATACGGTGGCAAAGTCATAGAGAATGTATGCCAAGCCATAGCACGTTGTATTATAGGCGAACAAATGCTAAGTATAAGCAAGAAATACCAAGTGGTATTGACTGTTCACGATTCGATTGTGTGCTGTGTTCCCGACGCCGAAGTCGCTGAAGCACAGGCGTTTGTGGAGAGTTGTATGCGGTGGACACCCGACTGGGCTGAGGGGCTACCCGTAGATTGCGAGAGCGGTACGGGCAAATCATACGGAGATTGTGAATGATGGCCGAATATAAGGAGCGTGAAAGCCTTTTCCAACGTAACAATCGGATGCGTTGGTTGTATTCCGAAGGCGCTACTCACGCAGAGTTGGCGAGTTTGTACGATATGTCTAAAAGGAACGCTTGCCGTATAACTGCACAAGCTCCCCCGAAATTGGATCGTGTGCGGTTACTTAAAGAATTATTGCCGGGACTTAACGCCTTATTTGGTCTTGAGTACAGCAAATACGAAACCAAACACAATGAGACATACAATGAGTAAAGCAGGGCCATGGTCATTTAGTCGGATCAAAGCATTCGAGCAATGCCCCAAACAGTTCTATCACGAGAAGGTGCTGAAGGAGTATCCGTTTAGACCGACTGAGGCCATGCGCTATGGTAGTGATTTTCACAAGGCGTGTGAGAAATACATAGGCGAAGGCACGCCCATCCCTGCTAAGTTTGATTTCATCAAGCCGACACTTGATTCTTTGAACCGTAAGAAAGGTAAGAAGATCGTCGAGCAGAAGCTAGGGTTGACCGCTGACCTAGAACCGTGCAGCTTCTTTGCCAAAGATGTTTGGTTTCGAGGTATTGTTGATCTTGCAATCATAGACGAGGATACTGGTACGGGTTGGATCATAGACTACAAGACAGGAAAGTCTGCCAAGTACGCCGACAAGGGACAGCTTGAGTTAATGGCACTTACAATATTTAAGCATTACCCAAAGGTTACTAATCTAAAAGCAGGGCTACTCTTTGTAATAGCTAAGAGCCTTGTCAAAGCGGAATATGAAATTGACTTACAACAAGTTCTTTGGAGCAAATGGTTGTCGAACTATGCTAAACTAGAGAAAGCGTTTGAAGTAGATGTGTGGAACCCCCGCCCGTCAGGACTTTGCAGACGCCACTGCCAAGTAATTCAATGTCCTCATAACGGAGCAAGCTGATGCCATACAAAAACAAGAAACGCCCGTACAAGAAAGAGTACGACCAACAGGTAGAACGTGGCGAACACAAAAACCGCATGGAACGCCAGAAAGCTAGGCGCAAAATGGATAAGACAGGCAAAGATGCCAACAAGAATGGCAAGGCCGACGAGCGAGAAG